GCATTGACTTAGAAAGTGTGCAACTCTACGTTCTGTTATAATACCATATTTTGGTAGTAGTTCACATAGTGCATCATACCAATCATCTGCATCAGCAGAAATGATTTCCTGTAGATGTTCTTTAGTGAAGTCAAAATCAAAACTCATGTTTATCCCCTATTAAATGTAGACTCCAACCACGTCTTCACTGTGTCTGGGTCTGTTGTTACATATGGATCTTCTCCAAAGTTATCTGAACGTCCTGGCTCTTCCCAAAACTCTTCAATAACCCCATTATTAACGATTGCCGCATATCGCCAAGAACGCATACCAAAACCAAGGTTCTGCTTCTCAACCAACATACCCATCTGACGAGTGAACTCGCCATTACCGTCTGGGATTACTTTAACGTTCTTAATACCAACATGTTCTGCCCACGCATTCATTACAAATGAATCGTTAACTGAGATACAGTAAATCTCATCAATACCGTGTGCTTTGAAAACTTCATAGTTCTCATCAAAGCCAGGCAATTGATATGTTGAACATGTGGGGGTAAATGCGCCTGGCAAAGAGAATAGGATTACTCTCTTATCACCAAACAAATCTTTAGTAGTTCTATCTACCCAAACTCCACCAATCGGGCATCCACCCTCTTCTGGTGCCTCGTCACCCATTCTTGTTTTGAAAACAACATTAGGGACGCATACTCCTTCTTTCATTTATTCATTCCTCATAAAGTCATCGTTCCAATCGAACGCTTCTTTTACAACTGCCGCAGATAGTCCTTTAAATACTTGGTGCAGTTTTTTGTCTTTTGCAGCGACAACTAGATCTGCCTCTGACTTATGCAACCCTTCAAGCATTTGAATAAACAGGTTCTCACGTCTAAAGCCAGGAATTGTATTATCACCACCTTTGATGAAACGATACAACTTGCGTGACTCACGGCGTAGAACTGTGTGTTCTGTCCCTTCTTCAGCTTCGTTTGCTTTGAATGGAACATCCCCTTCTGGAATTGCCCATTCAATTTTTGGATCGAATGATGATTTGATAATCATTCGTAGTGGTTCACAATCATACTGTTTAAGAAGTTCAACCTTCTTATCTTTAGTTTTTGCGTTATGAACCTTTCTTAGAACCTCACTAAGAAGTGGGGTATAGTTATCTTGTGCCATATTAAAAGTCTCCGATATCATTCATGAGATTTCTCAATCTCTTTTGTATGAAATAATTTAGTAGTTTGCTTCTGTCACCTTTTGGGGGATTCTGATATTCTACCAGAATCTTTTCCTTCAAGTCACTTGGAATACACTCCAAATCAATCAATGTTTTGTTTCTTTGATAATTACGCATCATCTCTTCATTACAAAAATCTTGAGGGTCTTGGTCAATCCAGCTCTCAATCTTTTTCTTTGCAAGAGGTTTCTGACGCAACTCATCCATAAAAGTATTGTCAGGCGAAAGAAAGTTAGGAATACCATCACTTCTATCACCCTTCAATATATGTTCCTTAATATATAGTGTCGGGTCTTGTCCATTGACAAACTTCTTCAAAACAGGACTATATTGTTTTACAAAACTATGTTTTTGTAATTGGATAAAGTCCTTATCACCAGACAAAATAAGAACCTTCTCAAACTCAAATGGAGTCTCAGCAATGTGTTGAACTATAGATGCAATGCAGTCATCTGCCTCTGCACCTTCTACTTCAATAACTTTGTATGGGAAGGTTTCTCTGATTTCGTCACGAATGTTATTCAGAGTATCAAAGATCAAAGGCCAATCAAGTCCAGACTTTTCTCTGTCCTTTTTACGATTGCCCTTATAGTTTGGGAAGAAATCTCTTCTCCAATATTTTTTGCTATCATAACATAGAACCAGTTCACCATACTCTTCTGTAAACTTGCCTCGATATGCACGAAGCGAGTTCAGAACCATATGACGAACTAAGTCTTCATCTACGTCATTCTGTCTACGAGAACCAATTTGCATCATCAGATTACTGATGGTGACTTGGTTCATATCAACAAGTATCATATTATATTCATCCTATATTTTCCAGTATTATATAGTAAACTATTTAAAACCAGTTGTCAATAGATTTTGGAGCGGGCAAGGAGAATCGAACTCCTGTCATCAGATTGGAAATCTGAGGTAATACCATTATACGATGCCCGCATTAATCTGGAACCATTTCTGCATTGAAGGCTAGAGAAATTCTATCGTCATCACTTTCCCCTGTAAGAGCAACATAGTGCTTCAACCACGAGGGGAACAGAATCATCGTCCCTGTCTCTGGGTGAATACTTGCAACTGAACGATTAAACTCTGTCCACTGTTCAATAACATCATAATAGAATACAGACTCTACTGCACTATTGTTATTCAAAAACTCAATCGGCATACATCCCTTCTTTGCCTTGGGATAATATACACCAGATATAATTGCATACGGCCTTTCCATATGTGAGTGTGGTGATGTTATATGTTCGTTGCTATTGATATTCGCCCACGCCTGATAAATCTTATGTTTAAGTTTATATGTCAACCCTAACTTTGTGTGTAACACATCAATTCGTTTTTGTGCCTCAGTAAAGAATGGTTTCATAACATCTTCTGTCCCATTGAAGTAGATACTGTCACCCTGTGCATTCTCTTTCTGTTTATAGATGTAATCAGAGATTGCATCATGGTCAATATCCAACTTCTCTTCTACCATGAAGTCTGAGAATAAATGTTTTACTTCCATCTTTACTACCTAATAATGGTGCCGGCGAAAGGAATCGAACCTCCAACCTACTGATTACAAATCAGTTGCTCTACCGTTGAGCCACGCCGGCGTTATTCTTTTAATAGTTGTTCAACTACTTCTTCCATCAAATCAATGTCAAGTCTAGTTACCAACTGTCCATCTTCTTTTGTTGTCGAAACAAACAAGTCGATAAAATCTTGCATAGGATGGTCAATTTCCATGTCTCTATATATTGTCGATTTTACCAATTCAATTAAGAAGCCAATGTCCTTAATAAAATTTGGGTTGTTTGTTGTTATTCCATTTTCACCAAGATTGTGAATCAAGTTTATAACCAGACCTTCAGTTAGATGGTCTGCAAACATCAAAGACTCACGCAACTCCATATCGGTGTTGTCAATAATAATCTCTTTTTGTGGTTTTCCTTTTTTGGGGAACTGGATAACCTTACCGTCTGCCATATTCTTCATCCATTTCTCTTGTCCATTCACAACCAAGGTCTGGATAATATGTTCCAACATTCCTTTTGGGTGTGCCGTCTGGGTAGTAGGCCATCACCAAGCAAACTGACTTGCATTTGTTCTGTTGATACTCACCCCAAAACAAATCCAAATAAGTTCCAGTTCTTAGGTAGGTTTCTAGATTACGAATGTAACCTTCGATAGACGCTACCTTTGCAATTGCACCTTTGACATTCGCACGTTTGTTTGCACGTTCTGCCGCAAGTAAACTCTTTTGAGTTTTAATCCATTGTTTTATTTTTAGATGGTGCCAAGGGTCATCCTCTCCACGCTCTAACACAGAGGGGTGTATAGATTTATATTCGGGGGGATTTTCCTTTAGACGCTTTTCTCTGGCAACACGCAATCGTTCTGCCGCGGCTGCCTTTTGTTCGGCAGACATAGGTTTTCTACGTTTACGTTGTTTTGGAATAGATGAGTCTGTTTCAACTCTCTTGCGGTTTGCCATAATTTCACCATACTATTAGTAACCAAGTTCATCTTTCTGCTTCTGCATCTTACGTTTATATCGTCTAATTGAAGCAGCCTTTGCTTTCCTACGTTTCGTTCCTTTCGATTCGTAGAACTGTCGCTCTCTGAGTTCTTGGAAAATGCCTGCTTGCATTACCTTCTTCTTTAGAACTCTGATTGCTTTTTCAACGTTACCATCTCTAACAGTAACTTTGAGTCCATCTTTTTCTGTTTCTTTATTATACTTATTATATTTTCTCATTCACTCCTCATTTCATTGTATTGGCCCGCCCCACAGGATTCGAACCTGTAACCTACGGCTTAGAAGGCCGTTGCTCTATCCAGTTGAGCTAGGGGCGGATAACTCAACTAGAAATTAAAGTAGTCAATTTCAAAACTCCTCTGTATAACTTACAGAACCATAATAACCGAAACAGGCTACCCTGTCAACCTATTTTTGGAATTTAAGTTTATAGGTGCGTCCATTATGTTGAAACTCTACAACACTATGAGAGTAAACTTCTTGAGTCTCATATGAATATGTTGTTTGATTCTTACAACGCTCCTCTTGACGATAACCAACAATCTCTTGTTTGCCACCGTTTGTTCCACCAATGATAGCACCTGCCATGGCACCAACACCAGTTGCGGCTTCTTTACCACCACCTTTACCAATCTGGTTTCCAAGGATACCACCAATTAGTCCACCGACAATTGCATCACCTTGGTTAAATTTCTTCTGTCCATAAATTGGAACTTCTACAACACTACAAATAGTTTCAGTGTTGGGTATCTTTTTTGTTACTGTCTGTGTAACGTCAAACACATTTGTTACACGAGCCTTTTCTGCGAGTGCCGGTGTTGCTACTAGAGTCGCAAGGACGACACCAATTACATAAGTTTTCATTCAATTCCTTTACTTAATGGTTTCTACTACTTCACCGTTACCAAAGAGTTCATACCCACCCTCTGTCTTAGTGATTTTCACAATGGTCTCTAATGCTTCTGCGAACTCTTTTGCGGCCGCAATTGCATCTTCTAGAGTCTCATATATCATAATTTATTTTCTCCTTCTCTCACCAAACATATAATACTAACAAATTTTTAAAGGTTTGTCAACCCCTTTTTTGAACTTTTATCAATTCTTTTTCTCCGGCAGCGTTTGTTTCAGTAATTATGAAGCCGTTACTCTCCAAAGAATCTAGAGTGTTCTCAATTACAGATTCCACTCTTTCCCTACGTCCCTTAATCTCTCCCCACTTATGGAAGAGATAAAGAACAAATGTCGCCAATACGGCGTGTTCTATTGCAGTCATTAGATTACCTCTCTAGGATTACATAATCTCCAAAGTATTTATCAAATGTTTTCAACAATGCCTCATAGTCACTAGACTTCATCTCATTAGTGATTTTGTCAGCATTGAGTCCCAACTGCTTACTTAGTGTTCCTGCTAACCCCAACAAATAAAATGCATTTCCTTGTGGGCCTGTTAAATCAACAACACGTTCACGCTGCAATTGCTTCTTGCGTATCATCAGCACACTCCTTTTCAAAATTATCAACGATTGCCTTTTTCTCAGCAACCAACCGTTCTACTGCCCAGAGAGCCATCCGTTTTTCATCAGATGCACCCTCATCCATAGCGATAAGAAGATTTTCCAGAATCTCAATATCATTTAAAACATCAACCATTATGCGGCCTCCTTCACTTTAGGGATGCGTTTCTCACCCCGAATTTCCATAACACATTCACCAGTTTCTAGGTTATCAACCCATCCACAGAACTTACCAGCAAGGTCAGCATATTCTGGACGGTCTTTGTTGAAGTTACCAGCAATGTAACCTCGTTTCAAGAACCAAGTTCCCTTAGAGTTCTTTTTTAACTCTGTTGGAAGATAGATGGTATCCCAACCACCACCGTATTCTTTCTGAGACTTGACAAACTCAGTGTCCTCATCATCAGCAAGAACATACCAAGTCGCAATGTAAGACTTGAAATATTCATTGTCCTCAGAAATGAAAGGTTCAACTTCCTTGACTATCTCATCAAGGGCATTAACATCAACATTGTTGATGACATAGGTAGAACCGATTTTATACTTCCAACGGAAGTTACCATCAAAACCACCATGAGCGGCATAGTTCTCTTCGTCTTGCATTTCAATAATCAGTTTCATAATCTCACCTCATTTCTCATCTTGTATATTCATAGTATCATTGTTTTCAGAACAAGTCAACACTTTTTTCAAAGTTTTTTTACTCAACTCGGTCATGAATTGCAACTGCACCATAAAACCGATTTCCGAGCATCATCTCAATCATATCACTGAAACGACTATCAGATGTTCCGGCATAGTTGCCACCAAACATAGTCTGTTTACCTTCTGCCTCTTCTGGAATCACCTTTACAATAGTAGAGAAACCAGTAAAAGTTTTTACCAACTTTGCGGCAGGGTAATCATCAGATG